TTATCTAGGATCAAAGATAGGAACTGCGAAACACCTTCCAGGGATTGAGGTATCTCCCTGTTAATGTAGCCTATTTTGTTTAAGTTCCTGCTTAGAATCATCAATACATCTTAGCAGTAAAAAGAATGAAAGTTTCTAACTTCCTATAGCCTCGATGCCAAGTTTTGTGTTGTTGTAAACAGTAGGAGAATTGTAAACCCCACCCGGCATGGTATCCAGCTTAAAGTGAGAGATAATTTGCTTATGCCCTTTATCGCCATTGTCAACGAATTCAACCGAATCCGGGATAAGCTCTAATACCTCCTCTGTGTCCTTTCCTTTAGTGTGAACCTGAACGAAATACTTATAGGATTTGTTGTCAGGGGCTCTTTCAGCTCTAACGATCATTCCAGCAACTTTCTTCTCAGAATCTACAGGCTGTCCAATAACAATATCACCAACCTGAAATTGTGATCCTCTTACATTCCTCTTTACATTTGGATCAGGACCAACAGAAACGGAAAGATCCTTATAAGGCTTATATTGAACCTTGAATATACCATTTGCCCCACCATATCCGTAGGTGTCTCCAAAAACACCAACGTCAAAAAATTCATTTATGGTTTTAATGTACCTCAAGGATAAATTTATTTATACTATTTATCTGAACTCTCCTTAGATTTCTTTTCATCTAAGATTTCCTGGATTTTTCCAGCAAGTTCATAATTTTCGGACTTAAGAGCTTTTTTGAGCATTTTATTTAGCACACTTTCCTCCGAAGAAATCTCTTCCTTAGCATCAGGAGCGGCATTAACAGTGAGACAAATACGCTGTGGAGCATAAACAACCTCTAGTCTTGAATCGAATTGAATATCATCCAACTCGTCATCACCAAAATCCTCCTCAGACTCATTGTTGAAAATAATATCCCAATCCTGATTAAACCAGGTAATCATCCACGGTCCATATCCAAATTTAGAAACGTCGTTATTGATTACAAATCTAAGTAGGGACTTGAGTTCGTTTTTAACATCATTCTTAGTAAGATCCTCGCTATAGATCTTTCTTTTCAGTCCAGGAATTACTTCGCTACCCTCACCAACTCCGAATTTAAAAACTTTGTGTATTTCAAAAATGGTATCCCAATCTAAACTAGACAATACCTTTTCTATTAATTTCCTGAAATCATTTCTCATAAAAAATCTAATTAGGGAACATCTTATATATCACACAATCACTTTTTCATCATAGTGACTTGTTCCCCTATAGATCTCATCCAATTCTCATATTTTTCCGGATAGAATCTTTTCAGATCAGAAAGGTCTCTTAATGATACCTCGTACTTGTTTGCTACAAACTCCTCGATAGATTTATCGATCTCAATATCGGAGGTTGGGGCTGTCTTATTTTTGGATTTTTTGGTTTTGGTGAAGATCCAACCAGGCATTCTGGTATAATGCTTGCTCAGCGTGTCGTGCCACCAATCCACAACAGGCCTTGGTAAAATCTTTGTGTGGTTGAACTGATCCGCCTGGATAGGAAATTGGATGGACATTATCCGATTAATCATAAAGAAATTTCTAACCTTATCGTTCCTGGAAACCTTATCCCAGTCTTTATCCTTCTTGAAAATTGTTTTAACTACATCAAATAATTCCATTATCCAAAGTTTTTAAAGGGGTCAAATTGGCTAGGAGCATTTTGTGAGCTTATCCAGCTTGTTCCCTCAAGAATCTTCACCCTATCAAGGGTAATAGATTTTTTAGGCAAGGATATTCCTCTTTTTAATTCCTCTACGGTTCCTTGAATTACCTCCTGTGGGATTACGGTCTTGTCCAACCACATGAGTTTATAATTTCTTTTTAGATTCTCAGCAGCTTTTTCCCGATTATCCTTGCTGTCTATATCCTTGAGAAGTCTAATACAATAGCCTGCAGTCCACTCCAGGAATTGGTCGTCTTCAATAAGTTCAGCAAAGGGAAGTTTAGCCCATTGTGTTGATTGCAAGGATTCCATAACAGTCTCAGCTTTCTTGGGGGTAACTCTTTGGGTTTTTGATCCTGCTTGTACCTCCCATATACCTGGGACAGCATCTCCCTTATCACCAACAAGCATTTTAATGAAAACGAAATCCCTAGGATTAATTTCATTTACTTCAACCTTCTTAATAAATTCCTTAAGCTTATCTTTATCTGGGTCCATTACACTGCCCATATCAAATACACTTGCCTCTGTGTTTTTATTAAGCCAGTTATCCTCCCAGCCTTCGGGCACAGAGAGAATATTGTTTTTAGAATTTGCGTTCCAAACTATGGTCCAATTATCTTTTTTCCATCTAGCCAGCTGATGTAAATCCTTATCCCCCGAAATGATGATACAATTTTCACCCTTGGTATTTAGGTAATCAGCCCAGAAATAAAGCAAATCATCACCTTCAGCTCCATTTACTTTGGAAAATATAAATCCCATTTTTTCAAGGTGTTCCCCGTAAGAAGTAAGGAGGTTAAAGAAAACACTCCAATCAACTTCCTCGTCCTTCACCCTGTTGGATTTATAACCTCCACCTTCAATTTCAACATCCTTTCTCCAACTTCTACTGTCAACAGTAAAAACTAGCTTTCCCCCAATAGGAATAGATCTGAGGGATGATGTTAGGTCAGTCGATATTTTTCTAATAAACATTGACTGCTCATTTTGGGTTCCTAAGATATCGCCAGGGTTTTTATTCCCATATCCACCAAAAACACCAAATGTTTTATGAAATATGTAGTTTCCGTCAATAAGTACGTTAATCATTGCTATAAAATTTTAAATTTCCCCAATCACCTACACTGTCAAATAAAGGATCAGTAATCCTCTCGTCATAATCAAAAAAGTTCTTAAAGTCATCATAGTCTGCTTGAAGCCTTCTTTCAAGCTTATCAGCATCGTTTCTTTTAGATAATCGAGACCTTCTTACATCCTCGGCTATATCCAAATAAACCACAAAAGACTCTTCCCTATCTCTGGGTTTCATAGAAGACAAACCAGAGGGTGTCATAATAAAAAGATTACTCGAGTTAAATTCGTCAAGAGAAGTACCGTAAACCCAGCCATTGAAAATAACATGCTCATAGAATCTATTGGTTTCAATAAATTCATGGATTGCAGTATCCAGGGATATAAAGTGATAATCCTTCCCGTCAATTTCTCCGTGGCGCGGTGGCCTGCTTGTGTGAGATACACAATATTTAAATCCTCTGTCTTCTAGTTTTTTCCTAAGATGATCTTTACCTGAACCACCTTTACCTACTATAATAAGCCTTTTCATATTCTATTTCCAAAAAACCTGAATAAGGATAATCATCAATGCTAGGATCAAACAAACAAAAGTCTTTAAATTCACACCCTCTCCTAGTATTATCCAACTCCAAAAGGATACGACAAATGCTCCAATCGAAAATTGTATCAATCGAACTTTCCAAACACTTTCCCAGGCAGTGTACCCAATTCTTGCACCATACACAAAAAGTATAGAAAGGAGAATTCCAAGGATACCAATATTAAACCAGTTGTTGTTTTTAAACCATTCCCATCTCACTTGGGAAAACTGCTGGAACCATGCACCGGATTGTGCAAGGGCTATAATTAAGAAAAATACTAGTCCCTGCTTATTCATCGGTTTGACTCTCAATTAGGTTAAATCTTTCTAGAGCTCTTCCCTCATCAGTAATGGACCATGCCCATTTACCAAAATCCTCGTTTCCTGGAAAGATTTCTCTCTCATTCAATTGGATACCAAATACTACCTTTGGTTTGTCTATCTTTCTCTTAAATATCTCAAACCCTACTGTTTGTCCAGTGCTTGGCTCTATTTGTTCATACATCATTGCTCTTTCACCTCTTTTATAAAATTTATAGAGGTAAGTGTTCTTTCTTATTTCTTCAGGTAATAAATCCATCAGTCTACTAGTTTTTGTATCTTAAAAATCAGAGACAACAAACTCACTACTGGATCAATAACCAGTTGTCTCTGTGCCTGGTGATGAGCAACCTCAACTACTACTGCTGGAATAATCTTAGCGTACGTAGATTTATTCTTCATGATCCATTGTATAAACTCCTCACCTAAAGCAGCCATAACATCATCGACCTTAGATGAATATTGACCAACTATCACCTGGTAATTACCAATCGGATCCTTAGAAGAAAAGATCATATTGTAGAGATCATCATATGACCAGCCAGAATCCCTTACCCTAGAAATATCAATTGTTTGAACTCCTTCGATAACCCAGGATTGGATTCGGTTTAGGGAAGATCTAAGATCTGGGAAGTACTCCTTCTCAAACTCATCAAGAGATGCATCGTCAATAGAGATGCTCAACTTCCCAAGAATTAGCTTGATCCTACTTCTCCATTCATTTCGTAAAAACTCCTCCTCTGCTTGATTTATCGGATCGAAATTGATAACCTCAAACCTACTTTGAATAGCTTCTGGTACTTTATTCAGCCAATTACAGGTTGCAATAAACCTAGTATTGGAAGCAAACTTTTCGATTGTTCCCCTTAATGCCTTATAGAATTGATCAGAAGCACCATCAAACTCATCCAGTACAACCACTTTTTTAGATGACTTCCCATCCATGATACTCATGGTAGAACAGAATTCATTTATCTTGGTCCTGATGGTATCAACGGAGCTCTCGTCAGATACATTTATAAAAATGTGTGGGAGATCGTTGGAAAGAATCTTTGCTAAAGTTGTCTTTCCACACCCAGGAGATCCTGCTAATAAAACATTATGGTTAAGCCCCTTTTCGTCGAACAATTTTCTGATCCTGTCTGGAAGGATCATATGCTTGATTTGTTTGGGTCTTAACTTCTCTGTGAGGAGTTGGTCTATCATAAAAAAGCTCTTTATTCTTGTACAGAAAAAAGAGCCTTAAGTTTCCCATTTAGAACAAGTTAGAGAGGTCGTCGGGGAACATCTTATCAGTTCTAATCTCAATAAATCTTGGCAGGAATAAGCTTCGATTTTGATGCTTATCCGTGATAGGCACATTGTATTGAACAGCAGCAATTCTACCGATCAAATCATCTGGATTTTGACTCAATGTCTCAAGATCGAGATCGGTAAATCCTGCACCAATTTTTACGTTTAGTGTTTTTGATTGGTCAGTACAAATAAGTCCTCCTATGAATCCCTCTCTTTTACCCTCTCCTGGATACCATCCAACTACCTCTAAGTCGCAATCATTTACTTCTTTAAGCTTAATCCAGCTTTTGCTTCTTTTGCACTCATACAAATGATCATTCTTGCAAATAACCCCCTCACCACCTTTAGAAACGATATCCTTATAGATTATCAGGGTATCCTCCATAGAATCTACCTCCCACATCTGACCGAGCCTAATGTTGGAATCCTCAGGTAGAAAGTTCAACGTCTCTGCAAGAGACCTTCTTCTCTCTGTATACAGTACAGAGCCCTTGCCTTTTTCAAGTGTTGCATTGTCCTCCAAGTCAAACACATTAAAAAGGAAATTGTCATCTATATTATCAGGGGCTGTTCCTTTTAAAATCTGAGTTACCTTTCCAGAAACTGACTTTCTATCGAAATCTGTTAGCTCACCATCATAAAATACATTAGTGTGACCAGCCTTATCTGAGATTGTGGAAAGGTCCTTCGCAATCTTGCTTAATTTGGAAGAGTCTAGCTCATTGAATGCACGTGTATAAAAAGAGAATGACCTGTCAGGATTCATCATAGCTATAACCCTAACACCGTCATACTTCTCTTCACAATAGATTTTGTCCCAGGTTTCAATCTCCTCCTGCTTATCAGTTGCAAGCATTAAAGACGGATCCGGGATAATCTCAGACCCAACTGCTTTATTGATCAACTTAGCACCTAGCCCGATATTCATCCTTTTAGTTAGGACTTTCATGAGCATCTTCCTTATACCCAGATCAACATCGCTGTCGGGATCAAAAGTGTGTTCAAGAAGATCCTCAGCCCTTTGTCTAAGGGAATCATTTGCAGCAGGTGCAGCTTTAAGCTCTTCCACCAAGGTTTTAAATGTGTTCCAAAACTCCTCAGGGTCTCTCTGGTATTTTCTTCCAGGAGTATGTGTATTAAGATTCAGCTTGTGGAGCTTTGTTGTAATAAATGGATTGAAGCAAACATCCAAAAGGTATTCCATTTCATTAGACAAATTCTCTGAAATGAGTGTTTGCTTTACCTTCTGAGATCCATTACCAGAAAGGCTTTCTATCTCCATAAATATCTCCAGTTCCTTCTTCATATGCTTTTATTATAATACAAATCTAAGAAACCAAAACGTACTAAAAAAATGATCTAAATCAAAATGGGCTCTCCAGAAAGGCTTGTGATAACCCAAGAATTTTTAAGAAGTGTCATATAAAGGTTATTGGAATCTACCGGTACTGCTCCGGATACTTGACAAACCAGGGAACCAGCAAGATTTGATATTCTCAAGCAATCGAGATAAGAGACGTTATTTGTTAGCAGAAGCATGAAAACAGCACTAACTGTATCACCCGCTCCAGAAACGTCAGTTACCTCTATTTGGATTCCATCGACCTGTTCAAAATCTGAATTCGTCTTTAACATCATACCATCCTCGGAAAGGGTAAGCAAAACTCCTCTAAAACCAAAAGAGTCCATCAAAGAATCCATGAGTTTCGTGGTACGTTTTAAGTCAATTGCTTCAGGCTGTGGAATATTAAGAGATGACTTAAACTCACTAAGATTTGGTTTTATCCAGGTAGATCCAATATATTTGGAAAAATCTCTATCCTTAGGATCAGTCAGAGTAGGGATTTCCAGCTCGGTGCAGATATCAGTTATCTTACTTATAAGCTCCCCACTAAGCATTCCCTTTCCATAGTCTTGTATAATAACACCGTCCATCTGGTGTATAATGTTGTTAAAAGATTCCAATACCTCATCCTGGATATCAGATGTCAACGGGTCACTTGTCTCGGAATCTATTCTAACAATCTGATGACTATTCCCAATAACCCTGGTTTTTTCTACGGTTGGTCTAGAGATATCGGTTATCATAAGCGAGTGTATATTCTTCTCACCGAGAAGATTGTCGATCTCTACAGATCCCTGGTCATTACCATAAACACCTAGAAGCCAGCATTCAGACCCGAAAGAAGAAACGTTTTGGGCGACATTTGCTGATCCACCCAAACAATATGTTGAATTTGATTTTAGCACTACAGGTACTGGTGCTTCCGGAGAAACCCGATAAACCTTACCATAGATGTAATGGTCTAATATAACATCACCAACTACCAGAATTTTCTTTGAAGACAGGAGATCCTTTAGATCCATTTATATAAAATTATAGGGTGAATGACTCGCCTCCGCCTTCCTCTCCGCCCTCAGATCCGGCTTCCTTAGCTTTTTCCTCAGCAAGCTTAGCTTCAGCTTCCTTATATTTCTCGTTCTTCTTATATTCGTCCATAGTTAAACCGAGATACCTTTTAATCAGGAATTCTTTGTCAAAATAAGATTCCTCTTCCTCGCCAATCTTTTGCTTCATTTCACCAAGGTCATTTATAAACTGGGTGCGTTTTGTATAGTTTTGCAATTGAATAAACTCCTCGAAAAGGTTTTCTCTTACATAACTTAGGCCCAGATTTGCTTTGAATGATCTATCCTTAGCTAATTCTGGGAAGTCCAAACACATTTGTATGTAAAGAGGTTTGACCAATATTTCTTGGAAGATCGATCTTAGTCTTGTTAAGAATTTCTCAAACCTAATTTCATCCCTTTCTAGCTGATCTATACTTATTTGATAGTTAGCCGGGGTACCATTTCGGAAAGCAAACCTTGCATAAGGTATTTTCGAATCCAGTTTAAGCTTGTTATAGAAGTAAATAACATTATCCATAACATTGAAATCTGGTCCATTGGGATCAAGGGTTTCAATCTGTGGGGATTGTCCATCTTTCTCAGGGAAAAGATAATTCTTATAAAACTGAACCTTAGGTCTACCGTTTACTGTTAGTTCACCCGAGGAATCATTAATTTCCATTTCCTCTTTATAGATAGACATTAGCTGTCCAAGGGTTTGCATCGCTTTTTGCTGAGACTGTGAACCAACAGGGATTACAAACTTAAGTCTGTAAGAAGCATTCATCACATTCCAAATAACCCTGGTGTTTTCCATGATTCTTAGAATGTTATAAGACCTTATAAGTCTCTCCACATAGCTTACCCTAGAAATTGTATTTCCTTTAGCATACGAAAGATAAATGATCTGCTCACTTCTGAGCTTCCTTGTCATTTTATTATCCTCTGGGTATTGTATCCAAATCTGTTGGAATTCACCATTTGGCTGCTGTTCTGTAGCGGGTTGAAGGGAGGTTGGATCTAATTCTTTAAATCCAACTATTTTCTTGCCATCAGTAGAATAAACAATCTCAAAAGCCAAAAACCCATCAATCAAAAACTGCTTAAAATATTGCCAAGCTAATATGCTTTGCTGAAAGCCAAACAGCATATACAAATTCTGATATGTCTCGTTTACCTTATCAAGCACATTAGGCTTTAGATCAATGTTAGCTAAAGACGGATAACTAAAGAAATTTTTGTCATCGTAATTGATAGCATCATCAGTAAGTGTATCCAGGATAAAATCAATTTCGCCATTCAAAGAGAATTTCCTAAGGAAGTCTCTTTTACCCATGTAGTCCTTGTCGAAGTAGGCAATATATTTTCTAACCTTCGTATCTTGATATCCAAGGGTCCAATAAAATGCGTTGTTTTCAGTAAATCCACTTCCCTGTTCGTTGAAAAAGTTAGATTCAGTAGCACCAACAGCTTGGGAATTACGAATTACCATATCTTCGTATTCCATTCCAAACCTTCCAACCTTGGATAAATTCTTATACAGGTTACCCAAGAAGGATCTTTCTGCTACATAATCTAAAAAACCTGCCATTCTATATTATTATTCTTGTGGGGGTTCTTCCGGGGTTTCCTCCGGAGATTCTTCTGGAGCTTCCTCTGCGGGTTCTTCCTCCGAAGATTTAGCCTCTTCGTCAGCTTTCTTTTTTTCCTCCTCTTTCCTTTTCTTGATAGCTTCCTTATTTGCCTTTATATCATCTTCAGTCATTCCCAAATGAGACTCAATTAGATAAGCCAATGAAAAGAAAGGCTCACCGCTATCATCGGTAAGAGCATACATACCATCAATTTGCTCTTTCTTTTTAAGCATGGTTTCTATCTCTTGATTAACCCTGAATGGATTATCAGAAACATATTCCAACCCCAGTTGACTCTTAAATAAGTAATCCTTCTCCAACTCCGGAAAATCCTTACACATTTGAATCCAAAGTGGCTTAACCAAAAGATCCTGGAAGATAGATCTAAGCCTACTAATAAACTTACCAAACCTTATTTCCTCTTTATCCAATCCTTCTGCACCATTCGAATAGTTTCCTATAGATCCACCATCAGGACCTTGGAACCTAGAAAAAGGAATTTTAGATTCCTGAACTAGCTTATCGTAGAAATAAGCAAGAGGCTGGGGATCGTTTAAGTTTGGGCCAGCATTATTAATAGGTTCTATCGTTGGTGTTCCATTAACACCAGAAGGCATTAGATAATTCTTATAAAACTGTATCTTAGGTCTGCCATCTACTGTTAACTCCCCACTCTCATCATTGAACCTAATATCTTCCTTATAGATACTCATAAGCTCACCCAAGGTTTGCATAGACTTCTGTGGAGATCTCGATCCAATCGGTACAGTCATTTTCATTCTGAACGATGCGTTCATAACCGACCATATTACCCTAGTGTACTCGATTATCCTAAGAATGTTGTAGGGCCTTATAAGTCTTTCGACATAGCTAATCCTAGAAACTGTGTTTCCCTTAGCAAATGATATGTAAATCACCTGGGAGTCATATAGCATCCTCCTCTTATTGATATCCTTTGGGTATTGATACCAAACACTCAAATAAGTACCATCAGGCTGCTTTTCAACAGATGGCATTAGAGTAGTTGCATCTAATTCCTTAAATCCAATAATCTTCTTACCTTTGTCATCATAAACTATTTCAAAGGCAAGAAAGCCATCGACCATTAGCTGTCTAAAGTATTGCCACCCGCTGATATCATCGCCGAAGCCGAACATGTCATACAAATTCTTATAATTCTCGTCCAGACGGTTTTTTATCTTATCCTTTACATCGGTAAGATTTAAAAATGCTGGATATGCAAAGAAGTTGTATGAGTCAAAAGTTATCGCTTCGTCACAGACAGT